CGCGTTCATTCGAACCACCGGAGACGAGGCAGACAGAAACGCTGCCAAGGTCGATGCGATGGAGCTGCTTAAGTTCCTGGACGGCCGGATCTTCGACATTGCGCCGCCGCATTATCGGGACACTTGGCAGGATGTAGTGATCTACAGCCGCGACAATCTGCCGAACGACGGAAATGCGAGGACCAGAGCCAAGGAACGGTCGCTGACGATCTGCCTGTTCATCGCGGACATGATTGCAACAGTGATGCGATTGTAGGGTTGCGTAATTGCATCGCATATGCTACCAGACCGCTAATTGGTCGTATTGCGACCGCATGAACGTCACACAGCCTCGCCCTAACCGGCGGGGCTTTTTCATTTCCCGCCAGCACAGCCTCTGAAGCCGACCGCGTTGGTAAGAACGGCACTCATGCGCAACTGACTGGCGGGTTCCTTCAGAGCCTAGTCACCGCCCAGCTTCGAGCAGCGGCAAACGGAAGGGCGATCACAATGGACGATGTTCGCGAAGGCATCCTTGCCGAATTGCGTGAAGGGCGCAGCCTTAGCTCGATCTGTCGCGATGAGGGAATGCCTAGTCGGGAGACGGTTCGGCAATGGCAGAAGGCTGACGAAGAGTTCGACTTGGCAGTTACGCACGCGCGCGAAGATGGATTCCATTTCATTGCCGAGTTCGCGCGGCTCAACGCCCATACGGCAGAAGATCCGGCGAAAGGCCGCTTAGCTTTTGACGCGGACCGTTGGTATCTCGGCAAGCTATCCAACGCATTCAGTGACAACAAGGAACAGAGGCACAATCACTCAGGGCAGATCGGCGTGAAGGTGATTGAGATCCAATTTGGACGCGGGCCTCAAACTGGGGAGTGATGGCCGCTTAAAGGTCATCGTCTCGCCAGTGTTTGAACCGCTCTGCGAGCCCTCCCGCTACAAGGCGGCTTTCGGCGGCCGAGGTTCTGGTAAGTCACAGTTCTTCGCTGACTGGATGATCCTGCAGGCGGTGAGTCGCCCCGGAATGCGGGCTTTGTGTTGCCGTGAGATTCAGAAGTCGCTGAAGGAATCGGCCAAGCGGCTGCTGGAATACAAGATACAAGCGCGGGGACTTGGGTACTTGTTCGACGTTCAGGAAGCGCAGATCAAAACCCCAGGCGATGGGCTGATCGCATTTGCCGGCCTTCAGGATCACACGGCGGAATCGATCAAGTCTTACGAGGGCTTCGATGTGGCGTGGGTTGAAGAGGCTCAGACCGTTAGTCCTCGCTCGTTGCAATTGTTGCGCCCGACCATTCGGGCTCCTGGTTCGGAACTGTGGTTTAGCTGGAATCCGCGCCACCGCACCGATCCGGTCGATGTAATGTTCAGGGGTGACGAGATACCGACCGACTCTCGGATCGTTCGCGCCAATTGGAATGACAATGAGTGGTTTCCTGCCGAGCTCGAGCAGGAACGGTTGGACTGCCTCAGAATGCAGCCCGACCAATATGATCACATCTGGGAGGGCGGCTACGTTACCGTTGCCGAGGGCGCTTACTACGCCAAGCAGTTGGCTGATGCGAAGTCGGACGGCAGAATAGACGACATCAACCCAGATCCGCTGCTCACTATTCGCCTGTTCGTGGACATCGGCGGGACGGGCGCTCGGGCAGATGCTTTCGTTATCTGGGTTGCTCAATTCGCAGGCTCAAAAATCAAGGTTCTCGACCATTACGAGGCCGTTGGGCAGGAGTTGGGGGACCACCTCGCCTGGTTACGTTCGCGTGGATACACGCCCGATCGCGCGCAGTTCTACCTGCCGCACGACGGACGGCAGAACGATAAACTGGTGCGAGCCAGCTACGAAAGCGCGCTTAAGGACGCCGGTTACAGGGCCACCATAGTTGGCGACACGAGCAAGGGCGCGAAGACGTTTAGGATAGAGGCGACCAGACGCTGCTTTCCGAACATCTGGTTCAATGCTCGGACCACGGAAGCGGGCAGGCTGGCACTCGGTTGGTATCACGAAAAGCGCGACGAAGAGCGCAATGTGGGCCTTGGTCCAGACCATGATTGGTCAAGTCACAGCGCCGACGCATTCGGGCTAATGTGCATGGCCTACGAAGAGCCGAAGCCTAAACAACAAATTAAGTACAGCGCGAAGGGGATCGTATGATTGATGTCGATCCCCAATTCCTCACCTTCCTGCAAAGCGAAGAATCCCGCGCCTATGACGGTACGCTGCTCGAAGAGGTGGAAGCGGCGATCAATTCCTACAACGGCGCTGCGTATGGGGACGAGGAAGAGGGACGATCTCAGGTTGTCGCCCGCGACGTGGCAGAGACCTCCGATTACATGCTCACCTCGATCATGGACGTTATGGTTTCGTCCGGTCGTATCGTTGAGCTGGAGCCGACCTGCGAAGAAGACGAAGATGGTGCAGACGACGCCACTGAGGCGATGCACTACATCTATCGGAGGAAGTCCGGTTATCGCCTGATCCACGACTGGGCGAAGGCTGGGCTGATCGAGAAGATCGGCATCGTAAAGTCGTGTGTCGAGCGCAAGAAGAGGCGGGTTGAGGGGCTGTATCACCCGGCGATGATGCCGGACAACGCGATCCAGGCACAGCCCGCGATGCAGCAGGGCGGGGATGGCCAGTCAGTTCCGGTCCTCCACCCTGCCGATGGCGAGCCGATGATTCACGCGGTGACGCTTGAAGAGACGGCGGCGACGTTCCCGGATTACCACGTTCCGCTTGAGGAGTTCAGAATCTCGCCGGACGCGAGAGACATGGATAATGCGGTTTACCTCGCTCACATCACGGAAAAGAGCCTGTCGGACCTGACGGAGATGGGCTTCGACGTTGACGGTATCAATCTCAGCGAAGGCAACAGCCCGTTCATGTCGGCGCTGGCGACGGCGAGGAACGACGGGCGACCCAACTGGATCTACAATGGGCTAACGGATCGCATCGGGGCCAATCGCAAGGTGTGGCTCAACGAGGAGTATGTTCTTTACGACCTCGACGGCGACGGCATTGCCGAGAGACTGTGTGTCAGCCGGGTTGGCAACACCGTCCTTACCAGAGATGGCAAACCAGCGATCGACGTGGTTGACTACCAGCCCTTCGAATACTGGTGCCCATACCCGATGCAGGGGCGGCTGATCGGCCAATCGCTTGCCGACAAGTCGATGGACATTCAGCGCGTTTCGACCGTGCTTGAGCGGTTGATGCTGGACAGCGGCTATCAGGCCGTCTCGCCGGGCACGTTCATTCACGAGGACTCGGTTGGCGATCACACCATTGACGACCTGCTGACGGTTCGGCCGGGCAGGCTTGTTCGCTTCAAGGGCGGCGAGCCGCCGATACCGGAGCAGCGCAGGGACGTTTCCGGCATGGCGTTGGAGATGCTGAACTTCAAACGCCAGCAGCTTGAGAACCGCACCGGGATCACCCGGCTCAACAAGGGCGTTGACGAGAATGCGCTGAACGAAACGGCCGCTGGTCAGGCGATGCTGATGAGCCGCGGTCAGCAGATGGAGCGCTACATCATCCGCAACTTCGCGGATGGCGTATCGAGGCTCTTCCAGAAGAAGATCGGGCTGATGCGCCGGTATGGTCAGCCGTTCCAGATCAGGGTCGATGGGCAATTCCGGACCGTCGCTCCGTCTCAGTGGCCGGAAGACATGGAATCGCATGTCGTTGTCGGGCTTGGGTCTGGATCAACGACTGAGCGGATGCAATACCGCCAGATGCTCGGACAGGTTCAGTCGATGCTCAAGATGGCGAACTCACCGATCGTCACCGACGAGAATGTCTACAACAACTGCGTTGGGCTGGCGCGCGATTGCGGGCTGGCTCCGGCCGATCTCTTCACCGACGTTCCGAGAGACCAGCAAGGCAATCCCATTCCGCCCCAACCTCAACCAGATCCCAAGGTTCAGGCGCTAATGGCGCAGGTACAGGTGAGGCAGCAGGCGATCGAGGCGCAGAAACAGGCCGACGCCGAAAAATTGCAGCAGATGATGGCCCAGCACGCTGACGAGACGCAACTGGAGCTGCTGCGCCAGCATCAGGAGGCGTCGATAGCCGTTCGCGAGCAGAACCTGCAGGCGTTCATCGACCAGCAGCAGATGATCCTGGAAGCGCATAAGCACGCGGCGACGTTAGACAATCAGGCGAAGATTGCGAAGATGCGACCCGGTGGGAAGCTGGACGCGTGAGGTATTTCACTCGCCGCGCATCCGTTCAAATTGAGGATGACTGCTACACCGACCCGTTGATTCCAAACATTGACGCTCCCGAGCCTGAAGCGTCGTTCACAGGCCTTCTGGATGCGAAAGGTGAGGAAATCTGGCGCGCCCCCAATCCAATAGGATTTGGCCGTGACGGGGAATGGGCATGACCGAGGCTGAGCGCATCGCCCGAGCCCACCGCGCGCAAGCGGCGCTGGATGAGTTTGTTGGTCCGGCGTGTGCCAACCTGCGGGAAGAGTATTTCGCCAAGATGGCGTCGGTCGCAACCACGGAGCTGCACCCGACGATCAGGGCGGACGCTATTACGACGCTATCCGTGGCGCTGAAGGTCGTTGATCTGGTGTGCGCCGGAATGAACGAGATCATCAAGGACGGCGAACTGGCGAGCCAAAGCAAGGCTCGTGCGGAGAAGATCGAACAGATGTCCGACGCTCACCAGCGCCTGCTCAAGATCGGCGTGATTTAAGAACAGAAGCGGGCTTGGAACCCGCCACCCCATCGACCGGGACACCCGGCGATCCGCTCACGAGCGGCAATACCAGAAGTCCGAAAAGGAACGACCCGATGACCCAGCCCGCAGAGGCAGTCGGAGGCGAGGCCGCGCCCGTCACCGAGAGCCCCGAAGATTTTGGCGAAGCTCTCGCCAGGGACGTGTTCGGAATCGAAGAAGAGGAACAATCGGCAGAAGGCGTAGAGGAGCAACCCGAAGCGACCGAAGAAGCCGAAGACGAGCCGGAAACCGAAGAGGAAGTAGACGATCTTCCTCCCATCGAAGCCCCGGTATCGTGGGACGCCGAAGCGAAAGAGACGTTCAAAAACCTTCCACGCGAGGCGCAAGAGATTGTCGCCAAGCGAGAGGCCGAGCGTGAGAAGTTCGTTCAGAGCAAGTCCCAGGAGGCCGCGCGCGCCAGACAGGAAGCCGAGCAAACTGCCCTCCAGCAGTTTGCGGCTTACGAAGCGCAGGTTGCGCAGCAGCTTCAGCAATATGCCGAGCAGATTGCTCCGCAGCCGCCAGATCCGGCGATGCTGCAATACGATCCGCAAGGATTTTACGCCAAGGAAGCGGAATATCGCACGAAGACTGCCCAGCAGCAGAAGCTGCAGCGGGACGCGCAGGTATACGCCCAGCAGGCCCAGCTATGCGCTCAGCAGATTGCCCAGAGCGAACAAGCGGAACAGCACCGCATTATCGTCGATAAATTCCCGGAATATACCGACCCTACGACTGGCCCTGAGCTGCAGCGCAAGCTTACGGCGGTCGCCAAGGAGTTGGGATATCCTGACGAGCTAATCGGTCAGGCACGAGCCGCCGACATTCTTGCGATCCGCCAGGCGGCGGAATGGAAGACCGGATACGAGAAGTATCAGGCGCTCCAGAAAACCAAGATGGAAAAGGTGCGCGCCGCCAAGGGACTACCGCGAGTAGCCACCCCTGGCGTCAGCCAAGGAACCGAACAGCTCCGCGCGAGAACCGCGCAAGCCGCGCTGCATACGGCGCTGACCTCGAAGAACAGAGATGTCTCAGGGGCCGCGTTCTACCAGTACCTCGAAAAAACAGGGCAGATTTAGCCCCAACGATAAGAGTCACAGAAAATGACCGTACCTACCAACACCATCCAGGCGGTAGCCCGCGTGGGTGTTCGGGAAGACCTTTCCAACACCATCGGCGCACTGTTTCCTGATGAATGCCCGTTCCAGAAGGCCATCGGCAAGGAAACGGCCACTCAGGTTTATCACGAGTGGCAGACCGATACGCTGGCCGCTGCCTCGGCAACCAACGCGTCCATTCAGGGCGATGACCTCACCAACGGCTCGCGCGCCAACACCGTTCGTCAGGGCAACTATACCCAGATCATGGCGAAAGTGGTTGGCTCTTCGACCACCATGGAAGCAAGCCGCACAGCCGGTCGCGATTCCGAGCTTGGCCGCGAACTGATGAAGGCCGGACGCGAGCTCAAGACCGACGCCGAACTTCGCTTCACTGGCAACTACGCAGCCACTGCGCCCGCATCGGGCACCGCTGGCCTGTCCGCCGGCGCTCTGGGCTTTATTGTCACCAATACCTCCGGTGGCACCGGATATGTCGCTCCGACCTATTCTGGCGGCGGCACGTCGGGTTATGTCAACGCGGCGGCAACCAGCGGCACCAACCGCTCGGTCACTGAGGCGATGCTGAAGACCCAGCTTGCGAATGCGTGGACCAAGGGCGGCAATCCGCGCCTTGTGATTCTCGCTCCGGGCCAGAAGCAGAACTTCGCCGCCTTCTCCGGTCTCGCGACCCAGCGCCGCGAAACCGGCAATAAGCAGGTGACGATCGTTGCTGGCGCCGACGTGTATGTGTCGGACTTCGGCGAGGTGCAGTTCGTTCCGTCGCGCTTCTGCTCGGCGAACGATGCGCTGATCATCGACCCCGAGTATTGGGCGGTGGCCGAACTCGATAGCCTGAAGGTCATTGACCTTGCCAAGACCGGTCTCGCGACCCGCAAGGCGATGTATCAGGAAATCACGCTGGTTTCGCGCAACGAAGCCGCAAGCGCAGCAATCCGCGCCCTGAGCTAAGGACTAAACCCGGCGTTCTTCCTTCCCGCGCTCCTGGGTGTGCGGGTGACCGGAAAACCCAGCCTAATTCATAAGAGCGGGGAAACCGCCATGTCGATGACCAACTGGGAGCTGATCGACGACGGCTCGTTCAACGGCGTCCGCAAGTGGATCAGATCAAGCGACGACGACTACGGCACCGTGCAGGTTCGCTACGAGGGCTTCGACGTTCCCGTGATCCTGAAGCGCAACCACGAATCGCGGATGGAGAAGGACGGAACGCGGATGGGTGACGGTCTGGAAAAGGCCGCCGAGATACCCTGCTCCGTTCTCTACAAATGGCTTCAGGAAGACGGCGTGTGGGCTCCCGATGACCCAGAATACACCAAGCGCAAGCTCAACGACCCGGACTGGCGCTACCTCAAG